CTATTCACCAATGTGAAGGGCAGTTGATGGGACATCCGTTAAGCTTTCCCCTCCTCTGTGTGATAACCTTTCGGTTTACAGAAGCGCGTTCCTTTGCATTCGATTGTCCTCCATGTCCACCATTAGGTTATATTAAAGTTCCGACCGTTTACAATTCTAAAGAATCGTATTTTGCTCTCGACGTCATCTTTCCACCGAACGAAATTACTCGTTCCTTGGTACCAGTTCACACTGGTGATGGCGATTTAGAAGGGCATGTACCTCTTTGGAAGAGGTAAACGGGATCGGGGTCTTGGACTAGACTTAAACTAGCTCCATGGGGTTGTAGTGTGTAATTGCTCAAAACGGTGAATACCTTCTTGAACTTATTGGACGAGCGTTCTTCGCAGTTAAACCAGTTAGCTCAAAAGTATTCTTAATACTTCCGTGCTATCCAGAATGCCGAGAGACTACACGACGCATCCGACTTTCGTCGACCTACCAGGAAACTGGCAACGCCTGATTTGATTCAGGGGGTTTTAGAAATTCGGTTACACTATGATGTATAGTCCTTCCACGTCGGAAGGATCCCATATTAGACGATAACTTTATATATATATATCTTTCCATCAATTAATTCCTAAAATGATGAAAGGTAAACAACAGGTTTCTTTGAAGAAGAAACAAGCCCCTCAGAAGGGTAAGCAAAATCCTTTGGTCCAAAGGACGACAGCAGCTGCTGCCTATGGATCTCAGGTCAGAACAGGCGCACCAAAGGTGGATGGCAATGCCTGGACTGGAGATGGTAGTTGCATCGTGACACATCGTGAGTACCTTGGTGAGGTACTTGGATCGGTCAATTTTTCAGTTACCAAGTATCCGATTAACCCTGGATTAGTGAAGACTTTTCCATGGCTGGCTGAAAATCCAGCTCCGGGTTACGAATCGTACTTGGCTGATACTATGAGATTCTGTTTTGAATCTCAAAAGTCAGCAAGTACCGATGGGTCGGTAATGCTTGGTGTTGACTACGATACTGCTGACGATGACCCTGTGAATAAAACGCAATTGATGGCGTATCACGGGGCGGTTCGTGCGAATGTTTGGGATCACGTTACACTTAACTGTGATTCTCAGGATCTGAAGAAATTCGGTGTACAACGTTATATCCGTTTAGGAGATTTATCTACTAATCAGGACATTAAGACGTATGACGTCGGAAACTTCTTTATTGCAACGCAAGGTTGTGCAAACGCAACGGCTATTGGAGAACTTTATGTAGAGTATAAGATTAAACTTCATACTCCTCAATTGAACTCTACTGCTCGTTTCTTAGCATCTTCTCGACGTATTTCGACAACGTCTGCTTCTAGGGCTGCTCCCTTTACTGGGACGCAA